ATCAACCTAAAATGAATATTAAACAATCTAATATAAATACTGAATTAGATCAACCTAAAATGAATATTAAACAATCTAATATAAATACTGAATTAGATCAACCTAAAATGAATATTAAACAATTTAGTGTAAATACTAAATTAGATCAACCTAAAATGGAAATTAAACAATATGAAAGTAATATAGAAGAACATGAGGAAAGTAAAGGATTAAATTTATTAAAACAAATTACAGACTTAAATAAATTAGAATATAATATAAATATTTGTAATATAAATGGTGTATTATCATTAATAATAGTGCCATTAAAAAAAGATAATGCAGATGAAATTGTACATAAAATACAAAATATTTTAAAAGTATAAAATTTTATTTAAAAATATATTTTTTTTAAAATATTAAATGACTGATAATAAATTTATATTATTTGAAAATGAAGTAATAAATTATTGGAAATCAAATAATATATATGAAGAGTTAAAAAAGAATAGAGAACACTGTAAAAAATGGGAATTTTTAGATGGGCCACCATTTGTGAATGGTACACCACATTATGGTCATTTATTAGTATCATCAATAAAAGATACAATAGCACGTTATATGTTACAAAAAAATTATAAAATATCATATCAAATAGGATTTGATTGTCATGGTTTACCATTAGAACAAGAAGCAGAAAAAAAATGTGGAAAAGTATCAATAAATGATGATATAAAACAAATAAAATTATTTAATAATACATGTAGAGATATAATAAAAGATTGTTCATTAGAATGGTATAATATATTAGAAAGATTAGGTAGACAGTTTGATAAATCAGAAACATATTATACATCAGATATAAAATATATGGAAACATTATGGTGGAGTTTTAAAAAATTATGGGATAAAGATTTAATATATATATCAAAAAAAGTGATGCCATATTCACCATTATGTGAAACACCATTATCAAATTTTGAAGCAAATAGTAATTATCAAGAACGAACAGATATATCAGTATATGTTAAATTTAAAATAATAAATATAGAAGAATATTTATTAATATGGACAACAACACCATGGTCATTATTTGGAAATCAAGGGATATGTGTAAATCCGGAATTTAAATATAATTTAGTGGATATTAATAATGAAAAAATATGGATTTGTGAAGATTTTAATAATAAATTTAATGTTAAAATAATATATAAAACTGTATATGGTAAAGAATTAGAAAATATTAAATATATACCTATTTTTAATTTTATAGAAATATATAATGAAAGTTGTTTTAAAGTGTATTGTGATAATTATGTAGATAATAAAAATGGTACAGGTATTGTTCATTTAGCACCATTATTTGGAGAAGATGATTTACGTGTAATGAAAAATAAAAATTATATAGATAATTTATTACCGGAATATTTAGTTAATTCTAAAATTAGATTTAATATTCATTTTATTATTAATAATCAAGATATTTATAATAATTTTGTTATGGATACTAATACTAATATTGTTATATATTTAAAAAATAATAATATTGCTATTTTATCAGAAAAAATTAAACATAATTATCCATATTGTTGGCGGACAGATTATCCATTAATTTATTTAGCTACTAATGCATGGTTTATAAATGTTAAAAAATTAACACCACAATTAATTGAAAATAATAAGAAAATAGAATGGTATCCTAAATATATAGGTTCAGAACGTTTTGGTAATTGGATTAAAGATGCTCATGATTGGTGTATATCTAGAAATAGATTATGGGGGACACCTTTACCATTATGGATTAATGATAAAGGAGATATTAAATGTATTGGATCAATACAAGAATTAGAAGAATTAACAAATAAAAAAATAAATGATATACATATAGATGAAATATATAATTTAACATTTGAAACTACAGAAGGAATATATAAACGTACATTTGGTGTATTAGATTGTTGGTATGAGTCAGGAATGGCGGGTTTAGCTCGTTATGGATATCCAGAATGTAAAAATAAAACATATCCAGTAGATTTTATAGCTGAAAGTTTAGATCAAACACGTGGATGGTTTTATACATTAAATGTTTTATCAACAGCATTAAATGATACATATGCATTTAAAAAAGTTATTGTTAGTGGATTAATATTAGCTGAAGATGGGAAGAAAATGTCTAAACGATTAAATAATTATACATCACCAAATATTATAATTGAAACATATGGTGTTGATGTATTAAGATTATATTTAATAGGTTCACCTGCATGTAAAGCGGAATCATATAATTTTAAAGAAATAGAATTATTAGAAATTACAAAAAAAATAATATTATATTATAATGCACATAATTTATATAATGATTATATAAATAATGCATATAATAAGTATAATAAATTTGATTTTGTAGAGTCTACTAATAAATTAGATATATGGATAAAAAATGAATATATATTAAAATGTTTAAAAATATATAATTTAATGGAAAACTTAGAATTAGTATTAATACCTAATATTATATATAAATATATTGATAATATATGTAATATATATATTAAATTATCTCGTGAAAGAATGAAAGGAACAAATAAAACTGATGTTATAGAATCATTAAGTACATTATATTGGATATTAAACAATACAAATTTATTATTAGGGCCATTTATACCACATTTATCAGAATATTTTAATTTAATGTTAAAAAATAATAATTCAATCCATTTAAAATTAATTGATTTTAATTATATTAATAATTATAAAATAAATAATGATATATTATCTAGTTTTAATTCAGTAAATGAATTAATAGAAACAGTAAGAAATTTAAGATTAAAAGTTAATATTGCACAATTTATACCATTAGATTATATTGAGTTATATACTAATAATAATAATATATTAGATTATACTGATATAATATGTCAAGAATTAAATATAAAAAAAATTATTTTATATTCAACAGAAAATATTAATAGAAATTATAAACCAAATAAAGGAGTATTAGGAAAAAAATATAAAAAAGATGCAATTAAATATATTAATTTAATAGAAAAAGGAGAAATTAATAATATTGATAATGAAGATTATTATATAGAATATATAATAGAAAATAAAAATAATATGATTGTATCTAAATTTGATTATATAGATAATAATAATAATATTAATCAATCATTAGTATATTTATATACTAAAATTAGTCCTGAAAATTTATTAGAATCAGAATTAAATAATATTAGAAGACAAATTAATGAAATTAGAAAAAATTTAAAACTAAAATTATATAATAAAATAAATTTATATTTTGAAAATAATGATTTTTGGAAAGAATTGGAAGAAAAAAATAATAATTTATTAAAAAATTTTATTAATAAATTATCTTGTAATGTTATATTTGAAAATAAATTATTAGAATATGATATTATTAATACATACACAAATAAACAAATTAAATATCATAAACAGATAATACTCTAGCTGATGGATCAATATAAGTTAAATTATTATTTATCCATTTTGGTTGCCAATAATTAGGGATTATATTAATATTATTATTAAAATAGTTAATAAAAATATTTTTATAAAAAGTTGCTTCATCTGAAGGAGAATTATTATTATTAATAATTTCTTGATTTTTAATATAATCTTGAATAATTTTAAACCAGGAATTATTTTTTTCACTTATACCATCTGAGAATGCTTCTTTTTTTCTCCATAATATTTCATCAGGTAAATAATTTGAATCTTCAAATGCTTTACGTAACCACCATTTTTCAATTCCTTTATAATTAGGATGTCGCCATTCTGATGGTAATAACCAATATGCTTCAATAAATTCAGGATCTAAAAAAGGTATTCTTGCTTCTAAACCCCATTTACTAATACATCTATCTGCTCTTCTACCATCATAAAGATGTATATTTTTTACATATTCTAATGCTGTTTTATGTAATTCTTCTGATGATGGTGCATAATAATTAAATAAATATGATGAACAAATTTCATCAGGGCCTTCACCTACTAATAATACTTTATAATCAGTATTAATACCTATATATTTACATACAATATATTGTCCAACAGATGCACGTATTGTAGTTGTGTCCCATGATTCAATAGTATAAATTACATCATTAATACTATTTAAACCTTCATTTGATGTAAATAATACTTCTGTATGATTTGATTTTATATGATTTGATACTAATGATGCATAATTAAAATCTGTTCCATTTTTCATTCCACAACAATAAGTATTTATTTGAGTTTTTAATAATGATGATGATATTGATGCTACTAAAGATGAATCAACACCACCTGATAATAAAAATGCAATTGGTTTATCTGAAATGAGTCTTCTTTTAATAGAATTAATTAATGCATTTTTAATTTTATTTAAATAAAATTCTTCATTTTGATTTATAATTGGTCTAATATCATATATATATTTTAAATCTATAAAATTAAAACTTGCTGTATTATTATTATTAATTGTTATATTTAATATATTACCAGGTTCAAATTCTTTTATTTGATCATTAATAAAAGTCATACTTTTAATTTCAGAAGAAAATAAAATATTTTCATTATCATTATAGTAATATAATGGTCGTATACCAATTTGATCACGATAAATAATTATATTAATTAATTCTTGATTTGAATTTAATTCAAATAAAATAAAAGCATATTCACCTTTTATTTCATATTTAATAATATCATTAAAATTATTACAATACATATATAAATATGGTAATGTTAAACAATCAGAATGTGTTGAAATTGGTAAATTATATTTATTAATTAAATCTTCATAATTATATATTTCACCATTACAAATAAAAATAATAGAATTATTATTTATATTATTTTTTAAAATATATGGTTGATTTGATTGAAATGATGGTTCCATTATTGATAATCTATGAAATCCTATACTAATATTATTATATATTTGAAATGATGAATAATCCGGACCCCTATGTTTTAATTTCATAAAATAATTAAATAATATATTATAATCATATCTTTTTTTATTTAATAAATCTATATATGCCCAGATTCCACACATAATTAATTAATTAAAATATTCATTCTTTAATTAATATTATATTTATAAATTTATTAATATTATATTTTTTAATTTATATTTAAATTTAGATTCATATTTCCTATTTAAAAATTAATATTATATTTTTTAATTTATATTTTCTAGTAATAAATTAATATTATATTTTTTAATTTATATTTATATTTAAATTTAGATTCATATTTCCCATTTAAAAATTAATATTATATTTTTTAATTTATATTTTCTAGTAATAAA